AGGTCGCCCCTGTAGTATTCAGTGCCCTTGGCGCGAATAGGACTCAGGTCGGTGTCAATGTAGCTGACTGCATCGGTCAGCTCAATGCTGATGATGCCTTGCAATTCATCAAGGTCCATGACCTCAATGGCCTGGGTGTCGGTGTTTAGATTTTCCATTTCAAAACCATTCTTTCGCGTAGGTTGGACGATGTTGCTCAATCCAAGGTTTAGCCGCCAGCGTCAACTGATATGCATCCCGTCCTATGGTGCTGCTGCCAATATGGTGAACGTAGCTGGCACTTAGAAAGTGCTTGTAGCCCTTCTTTACCAGGTCAGCGCAGATGACATCATCGCTGAAGTAATTAATTGGAGGAAACTGACAATCCTCAAATGCCTCTGCAGACATCCAGGCAAATATCGGACTGACCACCGATATTGGCCTGACAAATGATTCATGGCTGAACTGCATATTGTTCAGCTCCTCCCCGTTGTTCCAGCGAATATTCTGCAATGGCCTCACGGCATCGGACCTAGCCCCCACCAGGCCAGGGTTCTGGTTCAGCTCCTTGCAGATAGACGCATCATCCAGCAGCATCCGGTAGCTGGATGGCGTCAACACAATGTCGTCATTGGCAATCACTACGGCACCATGCCCGTCACGCAATGCTTGCCTGATCACTGCGTTGTAGTCATCACCAAAGTTGGTGGCATCACCAAAAACTAAAGTGCAGTTCCAGCCGTTAATTACCCTTTCTGGCCCTTTTAGGTAAATCTGGACATCAGGCGCATACTGCCGAATGCTCTCCAGCAATACGGGTAAACCCTTACCGTGGACGGTGCTGATGACGATGGGAGGGTTCATTTCAATTCAGTGTCCACTTCCTCGTCTTCAACAATCCACGCATCGCAGGTTCTGCTTGACGCGCACTTGAAGTCAAATATCTCGCAATACCCCAGATCACCAGCCTCAATCACCGCCCAGGGGTCACCCTCATCACCAATACCCTCGGCAATGCAGGATTCAATCTCATCGCTTTGGTTGAACGCAGAGCAGTTACCGCAACGGCTCATCTTGGCATCCTTGGCGCTGACATCCCACTTCTCTGCCTTCCGCATCCAGAACTCGGTGTTGGGCAGCTTGGGATTCTCGGGACCGTATGCGGCCTTGGTGATGGCCTTGTCTCGGTTCTTGAGATTCAGCGTCACATCTTGAGTTGCCTCTGGACAAGAGTCGCCAGGCTCTTTGCCGCCCATGATAATCATCACGGCGTGTTTCATCTCTTTGGGTATGGTTCTCATTTCATCCCCTTTTTCATCTTCTGCGCCTCGGACATGGCAATCGCCACGGCCTGGTCACGGGTCTTCACCTTCTGACCGGAGCTGCTCATCAGCTTCTTGTCCTTGTACTCGCCCATCACCTTTGCAATTTTCTTTGTTGCTGCTGTGTATTTCATGCTGCCCTCGTTAGGTTACGTTTAATCCCCTGGCCCCACTTGCTACCGCCAAAGCTGCCATACATCGCAGTCCCGGCATCGCTGGCAAAGGTCAAGCAGAATGCGTCTGCCTTGTCTGGTGAGGCTAGACCACGCTTGCGAATCTCGTCCTTGCCCTCAATCTGAATCTTCCCGCTGCTGGTGAAGAAGTACCGCACCGTTGCCAGTTCGGCAATCAGACCCTCATCTTTGGGAATCTTGCAGTCTCGCTTCTCCAACCAGGCTTTGGCTTTGTGCCACAGCTCAGCCTTCAGATTGCGGTAGGTACTCCCCAATGCCGGGGATTCTGCCACATTGATGCCAATGGCTGGTAACTTTAGTTCACGCAGCCTGTCCACCACCCCAGCCCCCAACCCAATGCTATCCACCATGATCTCATGGGGGCGCTGACTTGGCGCCAGTGCCTGGTACTCAGCCATCACGGCGCCAGTGAGCTGCATCAGGTCCAGGTTCTTCCAGGTCTTCAACTCAGTGATCACATTCCCCTGGCGCTTGCACAAGGCGCTGCGGTCACTGCCAAACCTCGCAACGTCCAGCCCCCACACCACTTGGGCAATGGGACTCATGGCAACGTCCCGGTTGATAGCCGCCTCCAGCAACTCCATCGGTATCACGGTGTCGTCATCGCTGCGCGGGAAGTCTCCCAGCACCCGGATGCGGTAGGCGTTGGACTCCTCGCCGTACCTGCTCTTCATCTCATCCATATAAGCGTCTGACACGCGAGGACTATCGGCGCAGCTCACCTTCATCGTCACCCAGTCATCCCTCAATCGGTTGTGGGTGTCGTAGAAGAAACCGCTGCTCCTGACCGGATTTCCCAACAGCAGAGTAACTGCCTTGTGGCCTGACATACTGCCTGCTGCAGCCTCAAATACCTGCTCGGGGATACCGCTGGCCTCGTCAGCCACCAGCATCACATTCTCACTGTGCACTCCCTGTAGTGCCTCTGGCTGCTCTGCTCGGCTGGTTCTGGCGCTGACGAAGGCTTCAGTGGGAGCCTCCTTCACCTCAATGCGGTCCTGCTTCACCTCAAGCTGCTCCTGCAAAGTAGTGGGAAGTTGTTTCACCCAGCGTTTCAACTCAGCAAACAGGGCGTCATATAGCTGGCTGCTGGTGGGCGCTGTGACCACAATCTTGACGGGAAACCGCAACAGCAGATACCAGATGATTGCCCAGGACGCTGCCGTACTCTTCCCTACGCCATGCCCTGACCGGACGCTGATGCGGCGGTTGTTTGCCGCAATGTGGTTGAGAAACTCTTCCTGCCAGGGGTCAGGCTTGACGCCCAGCACCTCCTTGACAAACAGCACAGGGTTTTGTCGGTAGAGTTGTGCAAAAGCAACAAATGGGTTTTCACTCATTTTTTAAAAATTTTTTGTGGTCAATGTGGGCAGTTTGGTGGGTGTTTTGTGCTGCAGTTTACACCCCCCAGCTTTTTGTCAAGGGGGGGGCTGTACGTCTATACAGTGTCAGCCTCGATGTTAGTGCTTACTTCGATTTGCCGTAGTGCATCCAGGCGCAGGCTTCCGATGTTAATGCTCACTTCGGTTTGCTTGGTGCCATATTGCTTTGGGTCCCATCGCTCAGCCAGCCACTGCCTGGTTCTGATTCGATGCAATGGGCGAGATGGGTTGTCATCCGATATGCTGTCAGCTATCGTCAATGTCTCGCAAGCCATCATGTCAGCGGCGCGCACGCGCGCCCGGAGTATAGCGTCACTGAAGCCCGTTTGGTCTATCCATATGTCCAAAGCCCGTTTGCTGATACCTAAGGCGAGGCAAACGTCTGCAATGCTCTTGCCGTGCTCTAACATGCCTGTGATCAATTCAGGGTCTATTGCATCGAGCAGCTCTAGGTCCGACCGTTTTTTTTTCGTTCCTGCCATGATGGTCCCTTGTAGTCAATGCTGTAGTCAATCTGTAGGCTGTAGTCTTTTGCCTGATTGACTACAGCTTTTCATTGGCGCCGTAGTCATTGTAGTCAATGTAGTCATCTATTTCATGAAAGCTCACGTTTGCGCGCTGGCGCCCGGTCTAACCTATACATATATATCTCATATAAGAGTTAAACAGAATAGATGACTACATTGACTACAAACAGCCATTTCCCCTCTGTACGCATGTAGTCAATCACGTCAAAAAACATTGACTACAAATTGACCACATTGACTACAAACCAGGGTAAACACCTAGAATTTAGTTGTTGACACGTCACTAAATCGGTTACACTGCTAACTATGGCAACGACGCCATGCACTAAAGTAAGGTACACCACATGAACAAAATCTTAGGTTACATCGCATATGAGGGTCCATCGGTTATCGATGGCGCGCCGATTGTCGTTATCGTCAACAAGCTCGACGGGTCCAAAAATGCCAAGACTGGCGCCATTGTCCAGAGCTTTATCATCCGGTCCCATGTCAATCCAGTGCGCGCGCTGCAAACCGGCGCCGATGCGAGCGTATGCGGCCAATGCGAGCATAGGCCTAAACTGGCGCGCAGGACCGGCGCATCGCCATGCTATGTACAAGTAGCAAAATCAGTGCTATCAGTCTATAACGCATACAAGCGCGGCCGGTACGTGCGCGCCGATGCAGCGACAATAGCGGCCGCTCTACAAGGCAAAATTGTACGCATCGGTACGTATGGGGACCCATGCGCCGCGCCAGCAACAATGTGGACCCAAATAACCCGTTATGCGGCCGGCCGGCGCGGGTATACGCATCAATGGGACCGGCCAAATTTTGACGTCGACGCATGGGCGCCGCTTGTAATGGCTAGCGCCGACACAATCGATCAAGCTGCGAAAGCCAATTTACTCGGCATGCGCGTGTTTCGCGTCAGCATCGGTGTCGACGTGCAAGCTGGTGAGGCGCCATGCCCGGCTAGCGCCGAAGCCGGTAGAAAATCGACGTGCGCCAAATGCACATTGTGCGCCGGTACATCAATCAAAGCGCGCGATATCGTCATCGCGGACCATGCGGCCGGCCATGCGCGTCGTGTCATTATGCTAGCTACAGCTTAATGTTCGACTATGAGCGGCCCTTGTGGCCGCTCATGGGCGCGCATTCCGCACGCTATAACCTAAAGGGTACAGAATGAAACACCAAACAAAAGCACAGCGTCAAGCCCGTTATCTGACCGAATTTAACGACGCTGTTATCGCGCTCGATCCGTCAAAATCTGGCCGAATTGACTGGCCGACGGCCCTACACTTTTATTTCACGGGCGTGCCAGTGGCCGACGCTGCGGCCCGGTATCTGGACAATGGCGCCAATGAGGTAACAGCATGATCCGCTCACCAACAATCAAAGCCCTGCGCCAACTATTCGGCGCCGACGCTGCCCAGGCCAAAGCACTGCTGAAAATGTCACGCGACCAGCTACTGCGAACGCCCGTAGGCGCTGCGCGCGTCGCCGAGTGCTACCACGCGCCGACGACTCAGGACATTCGCATGGAGTGTTTAAACGCGCTCGGCGGGTTTCACGGCGTGGAAGGGTTCACTACTCGGCGCGGCGAGTGCCTGTACCTCAACGCTGGCGACACCTACACGCCGACGCTGGTGCGCTACGGTTCGTCTTACCGAATTGCCTGCTGGGGCGATATCGCCGAACGGCACGGAGCGACGGCATGAGAGCCGCGACTCTTCTGCTGGCCCTGCTCATGCTGGCGTGGTTACTGGCCGGCGCCCTGGCCTATTTTGACGTGCTAGTCGCGTGATGGACTATGAGCGGCCCGACCGGCCGCTCATGGGCACTCATGCCAATAACCTGGAGTACATTTTATGAAACGCATCATCAACGGCAAAATCTACAACACCGATACCGCGACGTTTATCGGTAACCGCCAGCACAGCCACCGGGGTGACTTCCAGTTTGAAGATACCGACCTATACCGCACCCCTAAAGGCGCATTTTTCGTGCAGGGCACGGGCGGCGCCTACAGCCGGTGGTCGCAACCCTGTGGGAGTAATGGTATGACCGGCGGCTCTGGCATACAGGCCATGACCCCGACCGAGGCCCTGGCGTGGTGCGAAGACTCAGGCATCGACGCCGACGTTATCGCTCAGTATTTTTCGGTGGAGGAAGCATGAAAAAATCTAGCGACTACCGAATCGAGCGGATTCGCGCTCTGACGTTGAACGGCAAGAGAGTAAAAGCATTCGACGCCTACGTTAAGCAGGGCGACGCTTTCGTTTTTCAAGGCGCATTCAGTGCGCCAGCGCGCGCCGCTAATAGAAACTTGTGGCTTATCCCGAATGAATCAGATACCGGACCTATGGAGAATCAACTATGAAAACCATCACCCTCAACCGCGCCCGGTACACGGTACGCGACGACAGACATTCATTCCTGAGCGACATTCTGAAACTCACGGGCAAGCATAAGCCTATCCGGCCACGGGGCGGCGACCGGCGCCTGTACCCGACCGACGGCGACGTTAGTACGGCGGCCTACGTGCAAGAGTACTACGCCCTAAACAGCAACAGAAAGCTATTTAAAAACGATGCGGCGCCCTACGGCGACGCTAACCTAGCGGGTTTCTATGAGAATCTTAGCGACCGCCTGACAGTGCCCGAGGGTGAAGATAGTCTGGAGGTCTGCGATGACGTTCTGGCATAGCAAGTGGCAGTTTGACATTAGCGGCCCGGTGACGTTCAACCACCGCCGGGGCCGGTTCTGGGACGTTCGGTTCTGGGATCGCGGCGGCTGGGCGTATCAGGGGCGCCGGTTCTACCCGCTCGGCACCCGCCGGGCGACCATCATCCTGGAGGTATGCTGTGCGAACTGAATATCACAACGACGAATTTATGATCACATCGGAGGTCATGCCGACCGACGACGGGCGCTGGCGGGTGCAGCTGCGCGACGACGACTCAGGCCAGACAGTCGGCCCGGCGCGGTTCTACGACAATCAGGCCGACGCCCTGGCTTATGCGGAGAAACTATGCTCTTAGTGGCCGCGCTGCTCGCCGCCCTGGTGGCGGTACTCTTCAACCTATAACCACAAGCCCCGAAAGGGGCTTTTTTATGCCACGGCCCGGCGCATGTCGGACTTCGAAAGCCCGGCCACGTCGGGCGCCACGAAGATATGTTTCTTGGTGGGGAATTCGCGGGAGGTCAACCGGCCCATGTCCGACCACCCGGCCTCGCGCAGGGCATGGAATAGCGCGGCCTGCACAATCTTGACGCCGGGCGGCGCGGCGCCAGACCCCTGGACCCGGTCGCATATCGTGTGAAACGGCGAGCCGATCACACCAGCCGCGAACGGCCCCCGGCGCTCGCGCAGCATCTCAGTTAACACCGACTCGGCGGTGCTCATGCCAGCGTCGATCATAATGGCCTTGGCCTCGGTCAGTGGCGGCGGGGCCGACGGGTTGAAAGCGGACACGTCACGCGCAGCCAGCCACGCCGCCACGCCAGCGAAGCCGCCCCTGTGGAGGTACCAGTTCCAAAGGGCGACGGCCTCGGCCTCGGGGAGGC